ATTTGTCTATCACTTCGATGATATCGTCCTCAATATCACTCATACCCCAGAACTCATTCGGGGCATTCAGGTTCTGGCAATGTAACATCGGAGAGAACTCATAAGCCCACATTTGTTCGCCAATTGTGTACCAGTTCCCAGCCCTGATATCGCCTCTCTGGTCTAAAATCCGCCAGAATTTACCTTCCCTTGAAATAACCTGCCTAACCCCCACAGGTTCATTCTTGCTATTGAGGCTGGGGTATTTTATCTCGTAGGAACTAACGTTGTCGATATCGTCCTCTTGCAAGGTAACCGACACCGTTTCAGGGTCAACAACGACCAGCCGAGGGAACTCCATTCCGGGATTCCATACAAATTTGATAAAAGCAGTTCCGCAGACACCCCCATTGGTCGCCAGTTTTTGGAGGGTAGACATTTGACGATTCGCCTGCCAGAAACTCCGCAGATACAATTCCTCGGCGGTGTCCTTCCCTTCGGTCAAGTCGAACCCAACTTCCTTTCCGAAAAGAAAAGATACGCCCTTGTCCACAAACATTCTCGCAAAGTTCTGCCTAATCGAATCATCATAGCCATCATTTCCGGGCTTCAATGGCTTTTTGCCTTTGCCGTAATAAATCTCCCAACGCTTTCGGAACGTAGCCAGCCTTTCCTGTTCACTCATTCTCGCCGTTTCCTGAATAGCCTTATAAATCGCATTTTCCATAATCATCATCGCCTTAATTTACTAAACTCGGAATCATCTTTGCCCTTCTATCATCGACCAATTCCGTCATCGCCCATACTTTGGCGTCCAATCGGTTCGGGCTTTTTTCGCCCGGTGTCCACATACATAATTCGTCCTCTAATTCAGGGTAAAAACCAACGTGGTGGTCACGCCCTTGTTCAGAGATGGTAGCAATAGGTTCTGCCCGGGTATGCTTACCCCTACTCGCCCAAACCAGTTTTACGTTTACGCTTGGGTCGACCTGCCTAATAACAGCCTCGACCATATCCCCACCCGAATTCTTTTCCGCAACGATAAGGTCTGCCTTGTACTTGTGATAAGCCGTAACAGCCGCAGTCGCCCATTCTTGGGGGCTTCCCCTCCGGCTATCATCTGCCAGAGTGAAAAAGTCTTGTTTTCCTTTGTCCCAGATAGTCCCCACAGTCAGGATTCCTGCCTCGTCTCCATCGGTCGAGTTCGTAGGGTCAACCCCCACAACGATTCTTGCCAAATCAGGATATTTGCTGACCCTACTCTCGTCTATATCCTCTCGCCTCCATAACGCCCCGGGGTTATCAGTCAGGATTTTCGCTTCAAGTTCCTGCAATCCCAGCCTTGTCCCCTCGTACTTCGTAATCACATAATCAAAAAAGCCCTCGGCAAGGTTCGCCTTATTCTCATAAGTCGTTCCCACAGTCACCACGTTTCGCTTATCATCGACCAAGTCAAGAATCAGTTTCGTGGGTTTCGGGGTAGTAGTAACCACCGCTTGAGGCTTATCCCCTAACCGCAAACCCATCATAGCCTGTGCCCACGCCTCTTGATACCTCCAACTCGCAACCTCGTCCGCCCAAATCTTATAGTGCTGTTTACCTCTCAATCGTTCCGGTTCGTCTGCCGTGAAAATTAGGCTTTCTGCGCCGTTCTGCCAAATCAACTTACGGGTAGCCCGTTTATATTCAGGGCGTTCGTTATTTGGGCATATTGACAGGATTCCGCTTTCGCCCTCTATCATAATATCCCGGGCATCGTCAGCCGTAGCCCCGATAAGATTCACATAGCGATTAGTCCGAATCCACTCCCTCACAGTTTCAGCACCCGTTCTGGTTTTTCCAAATCCACGACCAGCCAGAATTACCCAAACGAAAAAGTCCCCGTCAGGGATTCTTTGCTTGTCTCTCGCCCAAAAGTTCCAATCATATTCCAGCGCCTCCAATTCCCTGTCGGATAAGGCTTGTAGGAATCTATCCCTAATCTCCGAGGTCAGCGAGGCGAGATAACTTGCCCTGTATCGACTTTCTAACATCATCAACTTCTATTGCGCCTCCGTCCGCACCCGTGACTTCCGACCTCTCAACGTATCCTCTTGTTTTCCCTTGCGTTTTCAAAAAGAAAATCATACAAGCCGTATCTCCATCTAACGCTTTCGAATAGAGGGTCGATTCCACATTGTCGACCATTTTCTCCCTCGCCTCATTCAGGGCTTCCCCTAACGCAGGGTATCTATCGATAAGTTTGTAAAGCGTACTCCGGCTTACCGCCAGTTTCCGAGAAATCGCCGAGAGGTTTCCGTGATATTCGTCTATCAGGGGCATAACCCTTTTGATAGTCAACTTTCCACCTCCATAGGCGACCCCCTTTTTCTTATTGTCCAATTTGCCTCCAATCTTCGCTTAATATTTTAGGAACGGCGTTATTCCACGCAATCCGATGATGAATCCTCTTATGCTTATCGCCCATCTCGCCAATTTTAGCGCAGGAAGGGGCGAACATAACCGTATAGAACGACTTCAAATAAGTGCCAGAATCCAAGTAAACATCACTCATTCCGCCATCGTTTGACTGGGTCGTTTTCTGCGCCAGCGATACATTAGGAACGGTCAGGAATAGGCGACCCCTCCGCCCCTCCAAAACATAGGTATTAACGTCCTCGTTAATCCTGCCAATAAATTTGAACTCCCGTTCCACATCACAAAAAAACGAGTTCATACACTTTCGGTGCAAACTCAATTCCTTACCGAATCCAGATTCCGACCCCCCTATAAAATCCCCATTCTGCGCCATCGCAATAGTCAGGGCTGGTATGGTCACGTAGTAATCCAGCATAGCCTCGAATAAGTCGTCCAACCGCCAGCATTTTCGTTCATAGTACGTCAAATCACTTCGGAACTTATAAGCAAAGTGCGTATAATCGTCGTCCAGTTCCAAGAAGTATCGAAGCCCCAGCCCCCGGGCAATATCAAAGCAAGCATTTCGGGCGTAAACAACCGTCCTCCGTTCCTCAAAGTTATCGCCAGTATCAAAAGTTTTCGAAATAGCCAACTTATCGAACACGATAACCTCGTCCCCATATCGTTCCCGGTACTTGTCTATCGTCTTATCCTCATTATCGACCAGCAGGTAAATCTTGCCCGTATAGTTCTGCTTCCGTAAAGTCTGGTAGGTTACAACCCGGTCGGGTCTGCCGTGAGTCAGGATAAATACAGCGAAATCATCTCTCATTCGTATCGCCCTCATAATCCATATCGACCAGTTCCTGAATCCTTTTAGTCAGGACGACGTAGCCCAACTCAATCGCCCGGTCGAAGTCAATAATCACGAGGGCACTATCCTCGAACAGCCTCTGAACCTCCGGCGAACTCATAGCATAATAGTCCGCTATCTTGTCAAAAGAAAAAACGGTATGCCTCGTCGCCGCCTCAATAAGGAACTCCCTCTCGCCATCGGTCAAGAACTCGCAAGCCTCAATTTCGGCGATAAATTTCCTCGTTTTCGAGGTATCATAAAGTTCATTGAGTTCTGGTTTTCTACCAGTTGGGTCGTAAGTGGGTGGGATAATCTTTCGGGTATAAACATCATCATCGGTCAGTTTTTCCCTCTTTGCCAGCCCTTCCAACATCTCCCTGACCAATTCATTATCAGAGGCGATACCCTTCATCAACTCGTCGAGTTTTTCCTTATCCGCAGTCGCCATCGCCCCGATAGGGTCAATAGTTGTCAGGATTAACTCCTCTTCGGCTTCGTCTAAATCAACGTATACCACCGGGATAGTTTCCGCCCCTTCCCTCATAGCCAACTGACAACGCAAATGTCCATCAACAAGGTTTCCAGTCCGCTTGTTTACAATAACCTGCTGGACCCAGCCAACTTCCTCGAGAACGCCCTTCAATGCGTCCTGCTGGGCTTTCGGGTGAACCCTCCAATTTCGAGGGTTAAACATTATCTGGTCGAGAGATTCCTCGCCACTTCCAACAATTCGATTCCTTATTTCGATTCCCAAATTATCCTCGTTTTCCTAATCAGAGTTGACAAAGTCCATAAGCATTCACGACCGCCATTGACATCAATAATCCATAACCTCATAATTCTTGTATCAAAAGCCCCAAAAGCCTCTTTTCGGACATCATTTTCTAACCGGCTTCCCAGTCACTTCAACACGCCAAAGGTTTATTTGCCCTTGTGAAAAGTTTAGGGTAACAGTTCCGAACCCAGTTTTTCCCACAGCCTCAAAAGCCTCTAATAATGCCAATAGAGAGGGGTGGTCAAGACCCCTCTCCAATAACTTGTCCGTACAGTCCTGCCTCGTCAGCATTTATCCAATTCCCTAAAACGGAATATCGTCTCCATCATCATCAAAGGAATCAGCGCCTTCCGTCTTTTTGTCGCCCAAAAACTTAACTACGTTGGCAGTAACATCAAGGCTTGCCCCGGGCGTTCCGTCCTTTCTAACAAACGCCCTTGGATTCCCATCGGTATCAGGTCTAATTCGACCCTCAACGAAAACCATCATTCCCTTCGTCACATATTTATTGCAAACTTCCGCAAGCCCGTTCCAAGTCGACACCCGAACCCACAGGGTAGACTCTTTATCGCCAAACTTTTCATTAACCGCCACCGTAAAACTGGTGACAGGTTTTTCACCGCTGGGCGTATATCTCATTTCGGGGAGGTTCGTAACCCGACCAATAACTTCAAATCTTTGATACATTTTCAATTTCTCCTATTTTCTAAAATGCTTTTGACTAATTCGATTCCCTCTTTGCTTTTGACCATATTCGTATCAAACTGCAATACGAAAAAACCATTCTTTACGGCGAGGTTCAATTTCTCATAATCCCGTACAATTCCCGAACCTCTCCCGTGTGCGCCCCTACTCCATACGCCCCCCTGAATCTCTATCAGAAGGGATTCTTTCGGAAAAGCGAAATCAAACCGGAATTGCCTTTTGGGAACTGCCCGATACTGTGTCAAGTAAGGGATAAGCCCGTACTCATTCAATTGCTTTTCGAATTCCTTTTCCAGTCGACTCAAAGCCCTTCACCTTTCAAGCCCGGGCGGTCATTCCAACGCTTAATTGCAATCTCCGCACTTACACTCACAGCCGGGGTTTTAGCACCGCACCAGTGGCAAATAACGCCGTAGAGGGTCTTTTTCGGGGTATATTCCAGATGAACCCCAACACTCTTGCTATCACAAAACGGGCAGGGGGAGAACTTACTTTCACTCATTCCTGCACCTCGTCCAGTAGTAAGGGCAAGGTTGATAGCGGACAATTCACGCAACGTTTGGTAAGGAAGTCATTAATGCTTATATAGTATTTTTCGTTTGGCTTGAACATACAAATAAGCCCATAAACGTCTGTATCCACATCACAGTACCAATCTGATACAAATGGACAAGTGCTTGCGTTTTTAGGTAGATAATCAACAACAACTTTGACGATTTTCATTCCTGCACCTCCGGGTCGAATAAGTCATCAAACGATATTTCGCAGGTATAAAATCCGGAGTCAGTACAACGGCAATATCTGACTACACAGTCGGCAGAATCAAGAACTTTGATATAAGACTGGTCGAGGGCAACATCGCCAAAGTTTCCAAGTTTCAAGCCCAAGTTCTTGAATGCCTTTTTTAACATTCTGAATTGTGCCGTCTCACAGTCACTCAACTGACTTTGCAGGTATCTTTCTTTCGCCAATAACTCTCGGAACTTTTCAGACTTGCTTGTCATTTCTCACTATCCTTGCCGTACACAATTGTATCCGGTTGTGTATCGTTAGGATATTTATTATCCTGCC